GCACACAAATATGGTATAATCCCATTCGTTAAATTTTTGCGCCCATAGCTCAAATGGATAGAGTGTTGGACTACGAATCCAAAGGTCTGCAGGTTCGAATCCTGCTGGGCGCGTTTTAATTTCAATAAGTTACAAGCAGTATAAGGCATGATAAAAAGAAGTGACGTGACTACGCGGTGACTACATTTTAAGGAGGTCACCTCTCCGAGAAATTACTATCCGTTTTTATTTATTGCTCATTTAAGCCTCTGGGTTTTAAAATGCTCGCTATGGCACTCCCCATCCTGGGGCGTATCGCTGACTGCATGTTACCTCGACGGTGCAATCTGCCGTCATTGCCGCAGTGGTGTAGGTGTAGACGTTTCCACTCTTGACTGTTTCGCCCGCTCCGCAGCCAGAAAATGTTGCTTTCCAGCCGTTCGCGACCTGGACCTCAACCTCGCCGGAAATTCCATCATCAATGATGTCGCTGGCCGAGACGTTGCATTTGTAGCCCGTTGCCGAGAGATTAGAAACTGTCATCTGCCAGGGACCGCCAGCGTCGGCAAAGGACATGACAAAATCGACCCAAAAATTCCTGTGGACACTTTGTGAATTTGGAAATGACAATGAGGCTGAATAATTGTATCGTGCCCCACCAGCATCAACTGATAGATTCCCATTTGTGTAACCAGAGGAAAAGTAATAATTGGTGTGTACTCTTTCCCGTGGGAAGTGAACTCCAACCGTGTAATAAGTATCGGCTAGAATATTAACTCCTGTCTCAAGGGCTTGGCATATATAGCCACTTTCAGCTTCATCTGTAAATGTTAGACTCCCAAGCAGCGTGCCTGAATCATCCCAGACACCCCCTGCGTGCGTTTCATCCATTTCAATGTCTTTATAAAAACATATTTGGTCAATAGTGCCGGCGACAGCGGACTTAAATCTTACTCCAACGGTTGCAGGGTCCCAAGGCCATTCAATATACGTTGGGGTATCATTATGGTCAAAAAGAGAATAAACAGCTCCGCAGGTTTGTTCACTATTGTTCGTCACCGATGCAGCATCTCCTATGGTGAAGGTGTTATCTGACTGGTCTGTTATTCCAAGCCCTTCTCCTGGTTGAGCATAATCCAATGTAAGAACAGCATTGTCAGCGACACATTCGGATGTTTGACATACAAGAGTATCAGTGTCCCACCCAGCATTATCAGGACATTCAATTCCAAGACTAGCTCCGCCAACGGTAAAAGTCCACTGAGTATCAAGATATCCTGCCCCTTTCCTTACTGGCTCACTAAAGGTCAGAGTTAATGTCCTCCCATTTTCACTAAGTACCTGAGTTGATAAAGTAGGATCAGTAATATCCCCCTCTGCATCCATATCATAACCGATGACAATGTTCGGTGTTATATTTCCAGCAAGGTCTGTTCCCTTGCAGTTATTGGCTATACTGGTATTACAATCGTTTGTTACCGTTGTCCCCCACACTCCTTCTAATGCCGTTCCGCTTACCAAGGCAAGGACAATATCCATGTTGGCATAGGTGGTTGCCGGTGTACAGGTTGAGCCATTTTCCAGACAGCATTTTACGCCTGTTATGCCTACGTTGTCGGTTGCCGTTACTCCTATCACAACATTTTCATCATCTCCAGCGCAAGGCAGAGGAGTTGTGCAATCCTCCCCTGAACAAGCTGTCGGGTTCGATAACTGCCCTGATGTTGTGTCCGCCCCTCCTCGCAACGGATGCGGGTAGGTATACGGCTCGTAAAATTCAACCCATGTATTGTTTTGACACTGGTATAATTTCCCTATTTTTCCATTAACAGACGCTGCTTTTGCATTATTTCTACCAGTCCAACCGTCTAAATCGTAACATGAAGATGATGTATCGAGCAGGGGGTTTGGAACCCACACTGCCGTTCCGTTAGTACATGGCAAAATTGTCATCATTGCAGCAAAAGTACCGCATCCTACTCCAGTTGTACCGTCAAAAGAAGTATTGTAGTTAAAGTAATGCAAATTTGCAGTCAGCCTTCCGCCATCTGCGACTGTCGTACTACTATAAGTCCCGGTTCCTGTATTTCCATACTTGTTAACCCACTGATAGGATTGCCACAAATGTTGAGGCTGTCCTGAAGGGTCGCAATAATTTTGTCCAACCCAAGTGGAATAGACACCAGAACCACATGCGTAATTAGTGGTGGTTGGCGGGTAAGATGTAGGATTATACATTGTCCACTGCATAGTACCGGATGGAGCATAAATCCTATTATAAAACATACGGTTTTTTCCAGATCGTGGAGTTGCCCAAATCCAGTTTGTTGTTCCTGCATTTTGCTTTAGATAGTTTCCATAGAATTCACCACCTTTACCACCAACATTAACGCCTCCAGCAGGATGGTGAGGACTCCACGGTTTAGCGTGGGGTGAGTTTGTTCTATTTGAAATCCAGGTATTGTATCGCATAACTACATTCATGCCGTTTGCTTGCTCAACAAGAAAAGGTTCTGCTCCTGTGTAGGTTCGAGGCCCATCGCTAAGAAAGTAATTGTCTTCTAAAAACATGAATCCACTTGAACCTGGGATGGTATTAAAATCAGAATAATTGAAATGTACTACACCAGCATTTAAACCTGTACTTGAGGTCGCTCCAGTAATTGCCAAGATAGGAAAACCGTAAAAACTATTGCTATGAATCACACCATAAAGCCTGCCAACAGTATATATAGCTGGAGCCGCCGACAAAGTGGCTGCTGTATCACAATCCCAACAATTTACGAAGACGTTGTTGTCAATCATGATCTTTGTCAATGGGAACGTAGTCACCGTATTTCGCAAACTGATGCCAAGACCCTGGTATTGCATATCAAATCGTATTCCGTTTATTCTGTGCATGTAGGGTAAATCAGCAGTAGCCCCTGCCTCATTGGGTACTGTATAACTAAGCATATATGTTGCACAGGCATGATTTTCGCACGTTGTAGTTGAGCATTTACTTTGCCCGTTTCTGATGCACGTGCCAGTGGTACAAGGTGTCCCTGTATCGTTTGCACCTGCTCCTTGGATAATAAGAGCTTTGTTATACGTTACCATCGATGTCCATGTTGCATCACCTGCTGGCAAAATGACAGTGCTCCCTCTTTCAGCCCCCGTCAAACAGCCCTGAACGTCTGCTCTTGATAAGGAAGCTGCGGTATATGGACTTGTGCCGGTAACGCCAGTGCTATTACATGTTCCGGCAGCATGCACTTGTCCACAAAACAAAAGGGTAATAAAAGTCAGAAATGTTAATGTTTTTTTCATATTATTCAATCTCCACGTAAATTGACAGTATTGCCGTTGTGGTTTCTACTGAGAATCCATCAAGATTAGCAGGAGGTGATGTATAACTTGATGATCCATTGGAATATATTGTGTTATTGCCGGATGAATTAAAGCCTTGTACCCACGTTGCAGATGCTGAAGCTACAATACACAGCCAATATTTTGTTCCATTCACAACCGAGCCACCCAGTTTTCCTGCTGTCTTCGCCCACTCATCATTTGTGTTGGAACTCAAAGCACTACAGGTCGAACTGCTTAACATGGTATCGGTGCTATCAGGTTGATTTGCCGTAGCACCATTGTCTGTGTATACGCATATTTTTGCGGTAGCTGAACTTGTCCCTTGATGAAAAGCATATCCATATCCAAGAGTCCCTGAACAGTCTGCTGCATATAATACGCAATCCATCTCATTACTGCTTACATTCATGTCTCCAGTGTGACCTGTTCTTGGGTTAGATTCATAACCAACTTCATTTGTGGCAGAGTCACAGGCAGCAGCCTTCTTTTTCGATACAGTAATGCACCCCTGAGCTTCTGCAAAGCTTGCAAAGCACAGTAAAATAAGAACTGATAAGAGTAATTTTTTCATTAGTCGGCCACCACCCTGTACCTGACCGTCACCGTAAGAAAGGTAGGGGTTCCGGAGAGTGAAGTTGTCTTCCACCGCAGCCATGCCCCGCTTGCTATGGTGCTGTCTGTTAAATCACCATCATCGGCAGCTCCGTCTGCGTCACAAGCTATGTCGCTGTCAAGGTCGGCACAGTTTGCACCGGCACTATCACATTCCTGTATCTGCCCCGTGGCGCTCGTTGTTCCCTGGACAATGCAATCTATTCCAAGAATGGTCATGCCATAGGGGGCTTTCATAACATTAATGTCGTCTGCCGCTGCGGGTGCTGAAATCACAAAGGAAATAAACTGTATCGGACTGAAAACATTTTGTCTCGTTCCATCATGGTTTCTGTATTGCCCTGTCGTGGGATCTGCGCTTTCCTTGCCGGAGGCATCGGTAGCGGCATTGACAGGCAGTTTTGAAGCTGTACCAGTGGTGTCCTGGTTTAATGTAGGAAAATCACCAGCTTCAGCGGCTTCCATTGTGCATACTTCCGGTTCTCCACTGCACGCTTTGACAGGGATTTCACCATTAATCGTATTATCGGTAATTGGTTTATCACCTGCCTTCAGCTTCCATGTCCCATCATCGTAATACCACACAGCAAAATGCTCAGTGGTCAGCTCACCGTAATAAGGAATCGGGGTGTAATCAGCGATAGGAACAAAGGTTATCGTTCCATCGGAAGCTATTTTGAAGAATGAATCTACCGAGGCTGCTGCTGCGGGAAATACGATGATGGTGTTGCCGCTGGCATCCTTGAATGTAACCGGACCCCTGATCTCGGCACCGGCGCCGAAGATCTTCGCCAGCTTCCAGCGCTTGTTGTTGGCGTTGGCATCGGGCGAGATGGTGTCCGGAGATGCCTCAACCGGAGGATTCTCCACATAGTTCTCCAGATACAGCGGGTAGAATTCAAATACTCCGGAGTTGTCCCGGAAGACGAACCCGGCGTCACCGTCAGTGAGACGGGCGCCGTCAATACCGTCCAGCGCGGCGCCGCCGCCGGTTAACTCCGAAGCGGGCCAGATGGTGTTTACGACCGACAGGGCAGGACGGGCAAGAAAAGCGAGAAAGGTAAGCAACAATACAAGATAAACCCAGCTTCGTATCATAAATATTTGCGTTCGTTTCATTTTATCCTCCTATGGCCCATTACCCCTCGCCCATTACCTGGCTTTAGTTAAACTTCGTTATCTTCACCACGGCGTAAATCTCATTCTCAGTACCCACAGCATAGCCAAGGCCAGTGGTGTTCTTTGTGTTCTGCGTATACTGTGCGAGGCGATACTGACGTGTGCCGCCGGAGACAGTGAGCAGCCCCTGGAGGTGGCTCCTGGTCATGGGTGCCGTCGATGCGGACCGCTCCGCAGTACCAATGATTTCAAATGCTGATGTTGATATGTCATACAGTCCGAGCTTGTGCGATCCCACATCAAATGCAGGGGCAGACGCCTCTATATAATACGTTCCCACCGCGAGACTAATGGAGTAGCTGGAGATGGCGCACCAGTTCCCATACCCGGTTATGCCGGTGATGGTGTTGAGGGCACGAACATTCCATGTGCCTGAGCCTGCATACCCTCCGTTTGTGCCAGCAGACTTAACTTCTGTGATAAGCACCCAGGGAAGTACCGCACCTCCCAGGATGGCGTTGACCTCGGCGGCGGTCAAGGCCACAATGTTTCCTCCGGTCTTGCGTCCCAGGATCCTCTGCTCTGCCACGGTGACGGCTGCCGGCGTGTTGTCCGACGTTGCCGCCAGGATGGTGTTGGCATCAAACAGGGTATTCGGCACATACCCGATCATGGACACCGCGCCGGTCGTTATATTGACGGAAAAGAGCGATACCCACCCTGCGGCAGCGGTATACCGCTTGATGATCTCCGGGTTTGCGGACGAATCCCACCAGAGCATTCCTTCAACAGGGTTGGACGGTGCGGTTGATCCCCGGTTCTGCGAGGCTACAGCGGCAAAATTATTGTTTAGCGCCGTTGCGAGCTGAGACATGGTGAGAGGCGAGCCGGGGATGATGTACTCATTGACCTGGGATGCAGTGAGCTGCGAGCGGTAAGCAGTAAGCGGAAAACAGAGGGTAAAGAGCAGGACTACGCAGAGTATTTTTTTCCAGCGTTTCATGTTTTGTCTCCTTGTGCGTGTTTTGGGGCGTCGCTTGTCTTCGGCTTTCTCGGTACTACCTTCCCTTTAAACGTTTTTCCTTCTATCTTTTTACGACTGATCTTCATGGTTTTCCCCCCGTATTAGCTCATAGCTGTAAGCTGTAAGCTGTAAGCAAAGGCTCTTTCTGCTCTTCCTTTGAGCTATGAGCTTCTTTGCTATGAGCTGCCTTATCATGTCTCTTCCTCCCCGTATCCTCGAGCAACGCCCGATATTGTTCTGGCTACCCCGCTGCCGCCGTTGCTGAAGGCGATGGTGAACCCGGCACGGGTGTGGCCGGTAATTGCGTATGAGTCGCCGGCCTGCCCGTTGGCGACGGCTATGCCCACGGCGGGTGTTGCGAAGAACGGCGGGCTATACACCACCGGCGAGCCGCCGATCTCAACCGATGCGTCGAACGGGTGCACCCTGTCCGCCATGTCAAGATAGACGGTGATAGCGGTGAGGATGGGCGTTACGGTCCCCACTGTTGTCCAGAGGACGGCGCGGAACTGGAAGGCCCTGGCGGTGTAGTCGCCCACAAGGACCCTCTGCCACTCCGACCAGGTGGGCGAACCGTCGGGATCGTCGGCGGTGAAGCGCATCTCAAGGTCAACGCCGCATACGCCCTCCCGGGAGGCGTAAAGGTCAAGGACATCGTACAGATCCTGGAGGTCATAGAGGTCGGTTGAAATGTCGGCGGAGGACGTTGTCATGTCCGCATACATCCGAACGGTGTAGACTCCGTCCAGGTCGATGGTATTGTCGAACGCATAATACCCTTCCTCGAGGATAACCGGTTCGGAGGTCCGCTCACCAAAAATCATATGCTCGGTGGCGCCCCATTCAAGGTCATCTTCCGGGCGGCCTTCAAAGGTGAGGTCGGCCCCTCCTTCTCCCCCTGAAAGAATGAGCGCAATGCCGCCGAAATCAGAATCGTAATCCGCACCGTCTCCTGTGCCAGACCAGTCGGGATCCGGCTGCTCGAACGACCCGGCAGTCGTGTAGCCGGGAATATGCGATATGTTTGTTTTTGCAACGGCGGCAACGGAGGACTCCTTGCCCACATAGTCCACGGCCTTGATGAGGTAGGACCCGATCATGGCGGGGACCGTCATGTGAGTGGCGGGTTTTCCCACCCGCTCGACAACATCAATGGCGTCGCCCCATACGGCGCCCTCTGCAAGAGGCGACCACCTGATGCGGTAATGGGACAGGTCGATGTCGGTCACCGGCAGCCACGAGAGGTGTGCCTCTGACCCCACAATATTGCAGCTAAAGTATTCAACGTCGGACGGGGCCTCGCTCTGGCCGACAACGGTGTGGGTGGCAGCGACGCACCAGGGGCCGTATATATTGTAGACGCTGACGGCCTGTGCCTGGATTTGGTAGGATTCCCCCTCCTCAACATCGGTGAGCCAGGCTGTCGGGTTTTCGACCGGGGCTTCTGCATATTCCCAGAGGGTAGTTTCTACGGGGCGGTAGCGGAGCCGGAATCTGTTGATGCGGACGCTCCCGGATGGAGCGGCGCACGTGACGGAGATCCGCGCCCGGATTGATCCAAACGGGGTAGTTTCCAGGGTATTTGTACCAGACTGTATGGATACGAGAGAGGGCGCGGGAGGCGGGATGTCAATAATATCGCTGATACGGGTGATGTTAGTGTCGAATGCCGGGATCGTGCCGGTGTCCGCATCGTAGATGGCAGACGCCGCGTCCACCAGTTCAAGGCGCGCGGCCAGATCGTCAATAATATATACTCCCTTTACGAGGCATTCTGTGGTCTCCTTTCCGTATTCCCCGATGATGCACAGGTCCCCGACCTCAGGGGCAGTTACAATAGGGACGGGGGTATCAAAAATAGCCGCCGTATGCTCGCCGGCTTCCATGTCGGACAGGTTGATAAGCTGGCTCGTGTTGTCTTCGTCCGCCCGCCGGATCCGTATGACATACTGCGCCGGGGGGACAATCACAAACTTTTCATCGAGGCCCACGCCGACAACGTTCTCTGCGGTCTCGTCATAAATGAGATATTTGATGCGGCCCCATTTGCTCCCCCACATGGGTACATCATGGGCAACGCGAACCCTGCTCCCCCGATGGCATACCAGGTGTTCAAAATCCATATATGCACTGTATTTCTCGGCCCGCAGCCGGGCCTGGGCAATCTGATACCGGGCAAAGCGCCAGATCAGATCAGGATGAGTAATGCCGGGGAACTCTATCGCCTCAAACAGGGTTGCGGCAGGAAGGGCCGGCGCGTCATTTCCAAAGGCGTCTTTGCCGTTCAATTGATAGCCGTCGTCCAGGACAATCCGCTCATCCCATTCCCAGTTATTCAGTTCGTTGCGGAAGCGGACCCGGAACCCGTGTGGATGGGTATAGAACACCTTTTCCACTGAAAATCCCCACGAGTTGCGGGGGACTATGTGCTGTGCTATGGGGCTCGTAGAATAATCATATATTGTGGTCCACAGACCGGGAGCCAGCGACGGAGAGCCCCGCCCGGAGGCGGCTATGTCTGCCAGACAATCCCAGACGGAGGAGACCGCATAGCGCACCATGTTAAATGCATATCCCTGGGTTACACAAAAATCATACCATTCGCCGAGCTGGGCGCCGCTTATCTGGGAGGCAGTCCGGGCGCGGGCATTCGCCGGGTGCATAAGCACCAGGCGGTAGAGCGCGGCAGGGTTGCTCGTCACCTCTTCCCCTGTCCATTCAGCCCCATCCCAGGGGGTGGCGTAGGAACTGACAACACCGTTGAGGCTGCTGATGACGCCGTTTAACTGCTCGGTTGCCTTGATTTTAATGGCTGTCATGGCCAGCGGTCGTGGATAATTGACCGGAGATTTGTTCACGATCGATTTCATGGCCGACCAGTAAACATCGGACAGAGTCCGGGGGTCGGATACATCGGTGCCGTTGCGCGTAACGGCGACCTCATAGGACTTGGTTGGATCGGGCAACGCCCACCGGTGGGAAAAGCGCACAGCTTTGTATGTTTTTTCCGAAAATGTCAGTTCCGTTACGGCAATCCAATCATCAGCACCGATCTCCCGGTAAAAGACACCCACCCACATGGTGCACTTGATCCGGGCGCCGTCTTCATTGTGGCGCGTTAATCCCGCGGGGAATATGCCGTCGATTGCTATTTCGGCTGCGCCGGGCTGCGCTGCCCTGACCACGGAGCGCCATTCGGCATACGTCAGTTTGAGGCCAACCTGCTCCGTATAAACCCGGGCAGGAATCAGGGTTATGGGCTCATCGGTGACGCGCCCTTCCCGGTGCTCTATCTCGTAATCAGTATAGTTCGTCAGCAGGGTGTCCCCGATCTTCAGGGACGCCGTATCAATAGAGAGCGGGCCTTCTCCCCAGATAAAGAGCTGAAAGAGATACTCGACGCCGCCAATAATTTCGGTGTAGGGCAGCGTCCCGTAATTGGGAAACATGAGGTGGGTTCCGAGGACGACGGGGACAGGACCAAATGGGTTGGCCTGGTTCTGGGATCCGGTGATGCCGTAGACATCTTTTTCAGCTTTCTGCGCTGCGGGCGATGTGGGATTCCTGATGGGGGCAATCGCGTTTACCAGCAGCATGCCTGCGGTGGCGACAACGGCCTGACCTGCTGCCTGGACAACCACCCCGTATGGCGCCAGGGCGCCGCCGGTGTAAACGGAAGCGATCACCACGGCTATCATCATAATGGCGCGCCCCATGTTGCCCTTATCATCTCCCCGGACAGGGGCAAAAATCAGGATGTGCTCATTGGGGGACGGCACATAGTGCCATGCCTCGCGGGGGAGCGGCTTGCCGTCTATTTCCACCATAAGGGCATAATCGCGGTGTCTGCCGGCCAGGCCAGATGATGTATACATCTGATCGACAATCTCATGGATGCACGAGCCCTGGGCCACTTTCATCACGCGATGGGCGTTGAACGGCGCGGGCTTGATAATTACATCGCGCGACCGTTGGTCGTGAGGTAATAAGATATGGTTCGCGGGTTCGTGGGTTTTTGTATTACATTTATCGTTCATAGCGGCGAAATTCCTCAACCCGGTTCTTCCAGATCAGGCCGGTGTAGTCTTCAATACATGAGTTGATCCCATCCATGATGTGGAGCATGCGCCGGGAATCGACCACGATCCCCACGTGCCACAGATAGCGTCCGGAGCGCAGGATGATCATGTCAAAGAGCCTGGGATCTTCCACTTGCCGCCAGGTGTTTTTGTGGGTTGCGATGAAGCGTGCCACGCGGCGGAGCGATTCAAAGGATTGGTTTTGAAATATGCCTGCATAGGACGGCAGCTCGATTGCGAGCTGCTCTTTATAGACCAGCCAGATAAGGCCGTAGCAGTCCACGCCGGAGTGGTCCCGTCCGTCCGGGACAAACAGGATCTCACTATAGGCATCGGTCCATGGGCGCGCTACTGCCATGTGAATAACCCCGGAAAATAAGCCGGCGAGTACATGCCGCAGGGGAAGGGTTCCGTGTTGAGAAGCTCCAGGTTAAGGCTGGCGGTAATAACAAGCTCATTATATTTGACATTGGTAAGCCAGAACTCGGGCCAGGCACATTCGACGGTGTCAGGGTCATCGTCCAGTACAAGTTCCAGCGCTACAGAGAGAGGCTCGGAGATTGATCGGATCGCTTTAACGTAATCCCGATGTATGTTGTCAAATTCAATGTTCACGTCGCCGGGACCGGAATCAGTGTCTGAAGGCAGTTTGAGGCGCATAGGAAAATAGATGTATTGCTCGCCCCGGCTTACCGTGCCGTAGACAATATCGGTGAGCGGCGTGGCGAGCCGCTGTGTCGGGTTGTTGCAGACGCGGATAATCTCAAGCAAAGCGGGGTGGGTAATCGTGATCAGGACAATTCCTCCCCGCCCGGTCTCGGCAGCGTACGCTGCTCTCCTGAAGTTCAACGAGGGGCTCATGCGAGCACCCTCTGTGGTTGATTAAGTTGACTGGTTGATTGGTTGATTGAGTAACTCAATAAACTTAATAACTTAATCAACTTAATTATTGGCTTCACGGCAATATTCCCAGTTTCATCGATATTTTTATCAATCTACCGCCGTAGGAGCTGTATGAGGGGTGTTCCAAAAACTGCATTTCAACCACGCCGGTTGTTATATCGACGAGGCTCACCTGGTCGAAGAGCATGGTGCCGGGAGATGCTGCGTGAGCTGAATTTTTCATTAGACGGACATATGCGTCTGAATCTGATGCAAAAAAATCACTCTGCATCATTCTCCATGAGCCACCGGCGTCGAGCGCAATACCAATCATCATCTCCCCGCTGCTCAGGTCAATTATACTGATCTCGCTTAATGTATCAACGGATGTGCCTATCTTCACGTATGATGAGCACGAATATACATTGCCAGGTATGAGCGTTATGGTTTGAGTGGCATGCTGATTATCGCCTCCGGTGCTTGTTATCTCAAGGCACTTGCCCCATATCCCGCCCGATACGCTCGCAAGCGCAGCATCGTTGGGCGTCCACCCTGTGGTTGCGCTGTCAAAACTGCCGTTGTTGATGAGGTTGGCGAGGGTAAGGCCGCTGAACGGGTGCACCCAGCCGAAGCGGAGAGCGCCGTTCAAAAGGATGGTGTCGTACCAGTAACGGAAAAATGTGAACTGCTCCGGGGTGACAATAATATACCCTGACACAGGCTCCATAACTGCGGTGAACCGGCGGCGTGTCTTGGGCGGGCCGGCTGACATGGATGTGCGGATCAGCCCGTCGCCGGGCGCTCCGCTGTATCCGGAGATATTTTGCGGAAGAACGGAAGGCCACAGTATCATGCGCACCTCCGATGCGTTAGCTCATAGCTCTAAGCTGATAGCAAAGACTTTTTAGATCTTCCTTACAGCTTACAGCTTTGAGCTGCCTTTCCTGCTTTTCCTTAGAGCTATGAGCTTTGAGCTTTGAGCTGCTTTTCATCTGCTTATCAGCCGTTGTTTTGTGACGTAGCTCTGTGTCATGGCCTTATTGGATGCGCTGCCGTAGGTGGATAATTTTTTTGCCACTGCATTGTCGATCATGACGTCAAGCTCCATGGCGCCGTTGTTATCACGCGCCTGGGTGCTCACTTCGCTGTCGGTGCTGTTGTAAATATTGACCACAGGCTGAATGACCCGGGAGCCGCCCAGGGCCGCCATTTGGGCAGGAGTAAAAACCCCTTCGCCGCGCTTTAAAACGGCGGGGTATTCGTCGGGCATGAGCCCGCCGTGGAGCCGGGGGGCGATGGAAAAGAGGACGGACGGGACCCTGCGGGTAGGCGTGGTGTCTGTCCCCACCATGCCGCCGCCGTGAAAACTGAAAAGGTCAACGGTGTTGCCGAGCGCTATGTTCTGGCCGCCTCCACTGAAGAAGGCATTGAGACCGGAGCGGGCAAGCTGTTTGATCGCATCCATGGCGATATCGGACATGGCCTTTGCTGCCACCCGCTGTATGCCCTTCCACAGGTTGTCCCATGAGTTTGCGGTGGGGTCGAAAAAAAAATCCTCCAATGCGCTGTGCATGGCCCGGGCAGTGTCTCTCGCATATCCCTCGCCCCGCTGAAACTCGCTGCCCATGTCGTCAAAGTATTTGTTCCAGCCCGTTGCAAAGCCCTCGCCCATCGTGCCTTCATGCTCTTTCAGGATGGCGCTTCGCAGCCCGAGGAGGCGGTTGATCTCTTCTTCAACGGCTTTTATCTGCAAACCGAGCGTGAGTATCCCGTTTTCCGTATCTTCATAGCCTGTTGCTTCAGTGCGCTTCTGAATCTCCACAGACAGGTGATCGCGGGCTATCTCCAGCCGCCGGACGTCCATAGCAAAAGCAGCTGATGCCGCCTGGCCGGAACCGATCTCCCCATACCGGTGCTTGAGTTCGAGCTCGCGCTGATCGTAGCCGAGGTTCATCTCCGCCCGTTGGGCTTCAGCAGAGATAAGCTGCAAGGTGAGGTTAAGGGCTTTCTGTTTGTTCTCTGCGGCGACGCGTTCCATCTCTGAGGCAGCCTGGGCTGCCATTTCCGCCTGTTTCTCTGCTGCGGCAATGTCTTCCGCCCATTGTATAAACGCCTTACCCCATTCCTCGCCTTCTGTTATCCACGTCCGGTCGCCGAATTGATCTCTGAGCTTCCGGGCGTCCTGCTCAATCTGAAGCACTTTTTTGTCAAATTCGTCCAGCGTCGGGTTCATAAGCTGAATTTTCTCGCCCCATTCTCTCTGGGCGTTGGCGAGCTTTTTCAGTTCGGCTGCGGTAGATACGGCCGAACCTTTGCCGCCCGGCGGCGCGCCTCCTCCAAAGGAAGGCTTTGGCTGTTCCGCCTGCCTGGTATAGTAGAGCGTCTGTCCGGCATGGGTTTCGGTCGGTTGGAAAAGCCCGGAGCTGTATTCAAGCTCTTCGTCGCCCAGCCTCCGAAATCCCGAGGAGCGCATGGCCATATCCGTAAGCATGCGGTCATTCGCCGCATAACGCTTTTCAAACATCTTGCTCCATTCGTCGAACTGTTTTACAAGCTTGCCGCCGGAGATGCCAAACGTTGATATTTGACTAATTCGTGCGCCATAGGAGCCTAGTTTCGTAAGGCCCCAGCCTAACTGATCGATGAGAGCCCCGAGGCGGTATGCTTCCGCAATAATGCTCCGCATGCCATCGGCGATCTCTTGTGCCCATGAATCGCTCTCGCCGCTTTTTTTGAGCGAATCCATTTCAGAGTTCAGATTCTTAAGGCTTTCTGTCAGTTCTATAACTGCTACCGACAGGGCGGGGGTAAAAAGCTCTCCTATTTTCCGCTCGGCTTCTTCGGAATACCGTGCGAGGCTGGTGAGCTGCTTGCCGACGGTGCCCATGGACGCTTCATAGGCACCGGCAATGCGCGTACCTGCTTGCATGACCGCGTCTGTTCGTGCCTGTACCTTCTGCTGTTCGGTAAGTTTTTCCGAAGTTGTGCCCAATTGTTGGGCCAGCTTTTTGTAGGACTCCTCAAAGGAAACATTGATGCCTATGGTCCGCAGCACCTCCGTCTGGGCGCTCTGGATGCCGTAGACCAGTTTGTTCAGGGCGTCGCTGGAATTGGTGCTGCCGATGACTGCCGCGTCCTGGGCAACGCGGGCCAGGTCTGACGATTTACTGAGATCCATTTGCGCCTGGCTCATGCGGATGACGGTCTGGAGCGATTCCTGGGTTGTGATGCCCATGGATTTTACCCCTTCCGCATAGGCCTGCATCTGGGATTGAGACTTGCCGGCATTTCTCCCGACCACATCGAGAACAACGCCGAGGGTCTCGACGCGGGCCGCCAGGAGGGTATAATCTTTGATGCTGTTGACGATCTCCCGAGCGCCGAAGGCGGCGCCCAGGGCGACAGCTACGTTTTTCAGCTTGCCCGTCATGGCGTCTGACGATGAGCCTATCTGTGACTCAAGATTCTTTACGCCGGTTACAGCGCCGGATGAATCTGTGGTAATAACTAATTTGATTTCGTTCTGACCCATGTCAACCTTCGGTTGCAGGCTTGCAGGCTTATTTGTCCTTGCAGTTCTTGCATGTCCACTCCACATACTCACCGTAGATGGCGGCACAGGACTTCTTTTTCTCCGGAGTGCAGCCTTCTTCTCCTGTCTTGAGCCGTGCGAGGATCTCTTTTTCCATAAAGCGGAGGCGTTCAATAAAGGACTGATTGAGCCGGATCCCGCATGCCTCTGCCGTCTGATAGGCCACGTTGTAGTCCAGGGCGGAGATGCGTGTTCCGATCATGCCGCCGGCCATGCCGAATGTGCCATATATTTCTGTTTTCCATTGCGTCGGGAGCAGTATCATTACAGTCCACACGCCTTTATTGCCCGGCAGTATCTGCTCAGGTTCCTCGCCGCTTACCAGGCACGCAGCGAGGCTTTTCAGTTTTTTTGTTCTTCCTCAATAACCTCAAACCCGAGGGATGTTGCCTTCTCATATATCTGTTCGAAAATGGGCCGTTCACCGGGACGCATCTCAAGACCGACCAGGCGTTTTTTATTCGCCAGGTTCACTTCCCAGGGAATACCCGTGCCATCTGGTCCGGGGTCTCCGATACCCTTAAAGTCTTCGACAAAAAAGTCTAACGTGGCGTCTCCGATTGATTCAGCCCGTTTGGCATCGTCCTTACTATCTTTGAATTGTTCCCGGATGGCGGTAACGGTTGCGTTGGTCCGGGGCCGTATTTTGATGGGAATAACGGCGCCCCAGATGGTGAAGTCAAACCACTTTCCCTGAACCTCCGATTCATGGTAGCTGAGGTCTTTAATAATGAGCATAAAAAACTCCTTTCAGTCGTTTTAGCCGGCAAGCTGTCAGGCCTGCAAGCGAGCAAGCTGTTTCTATGCGGCCAGCGTTGCTATCTCGTTGGCGATCTCGCAGCGGGCCGAGCCGTAGGTGGCATCTTCCAGCACAATGAGGTCGCCGGCCTCTGCCAGCACTTTTCCGTTGACCGATATGGGGACGGTCAGGACGCGGCACTTCGGGAACACAAGTTCCACGTAGTAGTTTTTGCCGGATTCGAACTCCGCGCCGGTGGCCTTCATGTAGACGCCCAGGTCTTCGTTGTCGAGCAGACGCTGCTGGAGAATAAACTCCCGCATTTCCCGGTTGAGCTTGATCGTCTGGGTCCTGCCCTGCCGGAAGGCATAGTCCGCATAGGTTCCTGTCCCGCCCACCCGGTACTCGATGAGCATCTGGTTGTTGAGCACGTGTTCGATGGACTCAATTTCGGAGGAGAGCGTGCGACCGCCCAAAAATGAGCTGCCGTTCCAGATGCCGCCCACCTTGACCACAAGGTCGGTGACGCGCAGCGGCGGTTCGGTGACCCGCGCCGGAAAGGTGCACCATGCGGCCTCTGCGGGAGTATAGAGCACCTCATAGGTGGTCGATGTTGCCGCGCCTCCGGGAGGGGTAATGGTAATCACAGCAGGGGAGGCATCCGAGACCGCGCTGTAAGCAACCTCTACCCATTCCCCGGTTGCCGGGACCTTGACGCGGATCTGGTGGACATTGTCAAGGCGGGTTGGGGCGTCTACTCCCTGGACTGCGTTCGCGGCGAGCGTGAGCGATGCGGCGTTGTAGGCCGCCGTGATCTCTTCCTTGAGCACATTGTCCGTGTATTTGCCGGTGCCCTTGATGGAGGCGACGCACTTTGCCCAGGAGTCCTTTGCGAAGGTGGTTGTGACCTGGTCGATAAAGAGAGACGCAAAAAGGCGCTTCATGATGGTCCTGCCGAGGCGCTGGGCTGCCGTAAATGAGGGGTGCTCAAGGCCGGCCAAGGGCGTGATGGTGTGCTTGTAGCCCCCGCCGTAGGCAGCGGTAGAAACGCTTCCGAAGCCGTACCCGAGACCGAGCATGAAGTCCTGGGGCTTGGCCTTGTTGAAGTTCAGGGGTGCATCTGCAATGAATCCGAGGTGATACACATCGTCCGGCTCTTCTTTGCCGTTGGCCTCGTCGGCGTTTGATTCCCTGCGCGGGGTGAGGCCGATAATGTCTCCGGCTTCCACGAGAAGCGTGTGGGAAAGGGTCTGTTCCGTATTGAGCGCCGTCTCAGCCAGGAGCAGCGACACGGCCAGCAGGTTGTGGTTGGCTAAATAGTTTCTACTCATGGGATTCCTCCTCCCCGCCAGAGGCGGCGTCAGCTTGCAGGCTTGACGGCTGGATAGCTGGATAGCTTGAATCTTCAAAGCGGTTTTCGTATCCCGGCGGGATCTCGGCGTATATGCCTTTCCGGTTGTATTTCCGGCCGGCGAAAGGACCGTCCACCACTTCAAACGGCGGTTCGGTTGGTTTCAATTTATAGGACATGGTTGGCCTCCTCCTTTATAACGTTCGTACAACATCAATCTCTACGTCTTTGACAAAAAAATAGACGGGGTGAAAGTACCCTTCGTCGGTGACGCTGTTTTTCGGGTCGATATCCTCGGTCCCGGGCGGCAGGTTGTTTGCCTCCTTCAGTGAAAGCAGGGCGTCCTCTATGGCCTCGTCGAACAGCACAAGCTGCGTCTGGGCGGCTTCCGGGTCGGTTTGATGAAACCCGCAGTACAGCCGTATTGTGGGGCGGTAGTCTCTCTCCGCAGGCCTCCACGTGCCTCCTTCAACGGACGGGAGGGTCATCATAACGATGGGCAGATCGGCGAGAGGAACCTCTACCCGGTGCTTAAAAACGCGCCTGACCGTAGCAGCTTTGCCCCACGTCGCCAAAGAAAAAGAGGAGAGCTGCGCCTCAAGGGTGGTTTGTATGTGGTCGAGGGTGGCGTTCAGGGACATACAATCTCCAGGGGTTATTTATTGAGGGCCTTTCCCACTGCCACGCCGAACATACCGGTTAAGGCGTTGCCGACCACGCCGAGAGCGTCTGCGCCGAGCGTTATCACACAAACAACTGCAAGGATGGTCGCGCAGAGAATAACCAGGTTTTTGTCGTTAATCTCCATGCCGGTAAGCGTGCTGAGCGAACCTTTTTCCTTTTTTTCCATGATGCCCGCCTAAAATATGAGCCCTGCGGCCCGGAGGAGCGCGATGGCATCCCGCCCGAGATACGGGACTATGCCGACAACCAGGCTGTCTACAACGCGCCCGGATATGTACCCGTAATCGTATGGCGTTCTCTCCTCTTTGGGCTTTTTGCAGAATTCCCTGAATTGGCTGATGTCCTTTAACTGCTGGCCGGTGAATATCTGCAGCTCCCGGCCCATGTAATAGCCCTCGAAAAAGCCCTGGTTGAACTGGTCGTCAGTACAGAACTGGTCTATAACCTTGATGACCGGTTCTGCAATTACGGGGGTTTTGGGCTGCTGCTGACCGGCCACAATTGGCGACTGGAGCTTCACCTTTTTCCCCTCGTTGGCGCCGCATGCGGCCAGGAGCCCGACTATCATCGCCAAAAGCACAAAAAGTTTCATATTTCTGTTAAATAGTTTCATGGTAACCTCCTTATAGGCACGGATGTGACCGTTATCGTTTTATTGATGGTGATCTCCGCTGCCGTGTCCGAGCTGTAGAGCGAGTCGGCGGCGAGGATGTGGGGTATATTCCATCGGTTCGCCCACCGTCCCGGTTGGTGTTTGTGTCCGAAAAGCAGAACGTCCGCTTTGCCGGCGATGGCCTTTTCAAGGCTCTTACTGTCCCTGAGCCGCATGGTGAGATCGGAATAGAGAAACGGATGGTGGTGAAAATACAGAATCTTTTTCCTGTCCGTCTCGAGGAGAGGCGCAAGGAGCGTGAGCTGCTTTTTGCCGATAATGCCCTGGGCAAACCGAAGGATGCTGTTGCTCTCTATGTTGCTGTCCAGGCCGATGAACCGGACGTTCCCGATATCGCTCACGATCGGCTTGTTGTACCCGTAATAAGAGCCGTTCTGATTCAGGGGCAGAGACAAAAATTCGTCGAACATCCTGGCGCATTCCTTCGAATAGAAATTGCCCTTCAGCCCCTCGGAGTGGTTCCCGGGACAGATCAGAATTCGCCCGAAGAAGGGAAATAACAACTGGTATGCCCGCTCGTACTGTCCGCGCGTGCCCGAGTCCACGATGTCGCCCGTAACGATGATGATATGATCGGGGTAGTTCTCGCCGATGAAGGTGAGCCGTTCAACGATGGGCGCGTTTTTTTCTTCCGCGCTGCGGATGTGGAGGTCGCTGATATGGAGAAGTCTTATCACGGTTTTAGCCTCTGTACGGGAATGCACGCCTCGCCTTCTTGTTTTAAGAGCTTTTCCATATCAGCAAAGCTGATGAAACAGTCTCCGTTTATTCCCCAGGATGTTTCCCAGGAGTTATGGAGCCGGTAGAGTTGCCTTTTTATGCTGATGCCGTTGCACAGGATACAGTGGCCTCCAAGCATGTCTCCGGTCGGCCTGATGATTCCGTTTTTGTCCGGCTCATTCATGCCCTCGTACCAGTTGAGGCCAAGCGCTGCCGGTCCCTTGTAGCCGATGGCCATGGCAAGATCGTCTTCGCCAAACGCCCACCGGTATTCTGCGAGCCATCCCATTTTCTGCGCTGCCTTCGCACCGCCGAGAACGGACGATCCTTCGTAGTTATCTCCCGGCCACTCGTCGTATTTCTGGGCAAGCTTGTAGACCTTGCGGGCAATCGCGTTGGTGAGATTCGGTATCACAACCGGCCTGGCTGCCGCTTCATGGGTCCAGCCGAAGCCGACGCATGCGCCTTCGCTGCCCTGGTCAAGGTGTATGGTGCAGGCCCAGGTATACGAGCGGCGCTTTTTGGCCCCGATCAAGGCCATGATCGGAAACTCTCGGCTTCTCCTGTCAAATTTTGCTATTCTGTCAAAGATTCGCTTTTTCATAATTCGACCCTACCCTTTGAGTTCGAAGTGGCAAAAATCTTTATATTCTCCACCCCACCTGAGACCGCACTCTTCGGCTATATGCCCCGCCTCGGCGTAATCCGGCACACCGTCAAGGTCAACATCGGCCTTAAGGTCCCACGTTGGTTTTCCGTCCCTTGCGACGGCTATATCAAACGCCCTTCCCGAGGAGTGTTTTGAGTGAATGGTCCACGTGATTTTACGGCGGTTCTCGTCCTTGGTAATCGGTGGCAGGCCGACAACCCTGCGGTGGTCGTTGACGTCTATGAGGGGAAAACGGCCCTGCATCCAGAGCGCATACTGTTCAGCGTCGCTTCGAACCGTGCAGGTGACAATAAACGGCACACAGGCATCGGCCATAGCCGACGCGAACCTGCGATATTTAACCTGCAACTCGGGAACAAGGTCGTTTATGTCTCTGCTGGCCATTGTTTATTCTTTTCTTTGAAGCCTTTTTTGATTATCTCGTATTTCATCTACCTGTTTTTTAATTTCATTTAATGTGGAGCAGGCGGCGGAAAATGCCACGCTATCCCCTGCGTCTTTCAGCTGTATGGTTGCCACCGATGCGGTAAGGGTGGAAGCGGTTTGTTCAACAACAGACAGACGATACCTCTGATGCTGGAGGTCTGCTGTGACTGCGTAATAAGCGCCAAGACTGCTTGTCACACCGCCGGCAAGAAAGAGGAACAGGGTAACTATTACGCTCCAATCAGGCTTTAGCTTTCCTTCTCCGTTGCGCCTGACTATGCTCATTCGATCTCCTTCGAGATTTCCTCTTCCATAATGCGCTTCATGGCGTCACCCGCATTAAAGCGTTCAAGCCCGTCGGTCATGTACCGGCGGGGGCCGAATTTGGCAGAAGATCCTTTTCCCTCATGGATTGCGTCGGCATACCCGGCGCTGTTAAAGATCACAACCTCGTTTTTCCCTGCGGTAAAGGCGCCCACATCGCCGGATTTGCTCTCTCCGGGCTTCAGCCAGTCGAGCTGCCGGCTCAGGTGACCAGTCCGCTTCGGGACCGGGTACCCGCCGGCACCCTGATAACTCCGGAACATAACTTCTTTGCCGGATTTATTTGTAAAGCCCGCGTAATCCGTTCTGGCCTTTTTTGATGCGCCCCCCGAGCCGGAAAGCCAGTACAGTGCTTCGCGGTAAACGCCTGCGCCGATCCTGACAAGGCCGCGTTCGACTGCTTTCGGTACACCAGCTGCCGCGAGTCTGTTGAGGCCATCGATTAACGCCTTATTGCCTTCGATCCTTACGTTCAGCATGTCAGATCGCTCCCTCGCCTTCTTGAAAGTGGGAAGTTTCCAGCACTCCGCCTGCGTAGTCGCCGGGTCCGCCGAGCGCAACGAGCAGGGTATCGGAATCCCTGACGTATCGCTCGAGCTGGCGGCGTTCTTCTGAAAGGTCAAACCCCTCCCCGGCGCCGCTTATATTGGCGAGCCGGATATTGATACGGCGGGAAAGCATCTCCGCTGCGACGCGGTACTTCTCAATGCGCTTTAACCTGGTATCCGCGGAGTCATACAGGTCGGAGCCGATGTCCGCCTCGAGGCGCTCCGCTTCTTCGGCGATGATCAGATTTATGTAGATGGTGAAGGCGTCCTCGGAGGCCAGCTGAAACTGTTGATACGCGAATCCGAGAGCCTTGATTTCCGTCGCGGTAATCTTAGCCATTTGGACCTCAAAGATGCAGGGGCCAAGGATCCTGGAACCCTCGAACCCTGCTATTTTACGACAGCGCGCATCTCCTGTGCTGCTTCGCCTCGCCGATAATGGCGTTGTAGGCTCCGGTCCAGATATGGTCAGCGCCGAGGACAAGCTCGTTCCTCTGGGGCGGACGGAGGTTCAGATCCTCCCACTCGCCGC